AAGTTGTCTGTATGCTATTTCCAGATTCGGATGATGTACTGGAATTTGTTTCTGATCTAGAACCAACAAAAACACTTGTTCCAGATTCGTCAGATGAAGTTGAATTTGTTTCACTTATTGTTTCATTTGAAGCTAGTGTATTGTTTTCTGATGCGGTTGCTGAACTAGATTCATCAAGTGTTGCGCCGCCAACATATGTTCTGTTTTCTGATGAATCTATGGTTATCGCAGTTTCGCTAAATGTTGATGTGGTAACTATAGTGCCAGATTCTGATGCGTCAGATGAAATTGAAGTTTCACTGAGCGATGCTACATTAATAGAGATAGCATTTTCTGATGCCTGTGCTGACGATAATGAATCTGTAGAAGATACATCTATTGTCACTGCGCCAATAGAAGAGTCGGTTGCAGAAACGTTTGGCTCTGCAACCGACTGTGCGAACAGTACAGAAGAAACTTCAGTTGAAAGAGTCGATAAGGTTTCGCTTATCGAATCGTTGAATGTGACGCCGCCACCAGCGCCGGTGAGCGCAAGTAGCAATGACATTTATTGTATTCCTATAAGATTATTCCAAAGTACCTAAAATTTGACCAGTTTCAATAAAGTAATTGCAAATACTTTCAGTCAGCTTTTCACGAATAGTTTTTCCGTCTGTAATAGTAACGTCTAGAATAGTTGGCACTGAGGATTGTGGTATTACCAATGATGTTGTGAATTGGATAACTCCGTCAACTTCAACAGCGAATGTAGTTGATAATGAGCCGTCATCCGATATCAGTGCATTTAACAGAGTGTACTTTGTATTTGTTGCTCTAGTAATATGCATATTTCAAACCTTTGAGTTTATAGTTAACTTATTCATGATACAAATTGGGACTAATGATCCACTGAAAAATATTACCAGCGGTTGCTGTTGATACTAGTGGTTTTTGTATCACTTGAATAAACTCACCTGGATTTATTACAAGAGGGGCTTCGAAGTCGAACTGAAGTGGTGTTGCTGCCGCACCAACTGCTGCACCTACTGGGAATGAAATTACACCTATTGGCTGTCGGCGCGCAGCTTTTGCAGTAGCAGTTGCAAAAGATGCACTATCTGCTGTAACAGTACCCAATGAAACTTGTGTACTACCCCAAACTACTGCTATAGCAAATGTACTAGGTGTTGTTGCAATAGCACTGCCTGCAACAACACAATCTATTTTAATTCCACGAAGTTTAATGGTTCTGGGAGTTCTATTGACACCGCCTTGAGGGTTCTGATAGCTTGAAATAATCAAATCTGTGGCGCCAGTTGCAACCGCGTTTTGCTGAAATATTCCTGCTAAAAAAGCACCTAGAGCGGCGGATGTGTTTGTTGCTGCGGCCGCCGCGGGCAAAGCGGCGTTTGCCCACTGCACTTGAGGTGTTTGTCCAGTAGCAGCATCACCGTTCAACATCTGCATACCCAAACCAATGGAAGCCATCTGATTCGCCCATGTTTGGTTAGATGCCAAGTCCATCAGTGTGATAGTAATGTCACCTACTTTTGCAATCAAATTGGGTGAGATACCAACTATACCGTTATTGTATTTTTGAACAAAGTACGGAAGACTTGTGCTCAAAAACGGCTGGCCCTGCGCATTAGGAATCTGTATTATGCCATACAAAACATCATCTATCCAGAACTCAATTGTGTCTTCACCACAAACCATTGCATATTTTGAAACTGAATTTAGTGGCAATGTACTAACGTTGCTAACTAATGTTGTTGTTACAACAGTACCGCTATTATATCTGATAACACCAAAAAGACCAGCACTAGTCAACTGAAACCATGCACCGTCAACAACGTCGGCCGCACCGGTGGGAACACCTAAACCCCACTGAAGCACTTCGTTTGCAATAGGATATTTGTCAAACTGAAGTGTAGTTTCAACGCTGATGGGTGAAGTTCCAAAGAACGTAAAGTGTCTCCAAGTTTGAAGATATGCAAAGTTGCCGGAAACTGTTGATGTGCCTGCTGCATTGACGTTCAAAAATCCAGCAGACTGGGTCATTGTCATTGTAGTGAATGCATGTTTCCACAGACTGGTATTTTGAGTGGTTGAGTTGAACGTATCTGTAAACAAAAGTGTGTCAACACCAACTCTCATTCTGTAGTCTTGAGAAATTTCTGGACTTCTTAGGAGAGGAGTTGATGTTATTGAACCATTATCATTTTCACCAAAAATTCGAATCGCACCAACATTTCCTGGATTCGTAGCCGCATCCGTTTCTGTGACAACTTTTAACTGGTTTGAAGCATTAACTTCTGCTCCTAAGCCAGAAGACGATCCTCTAATATTTGCATCTAATGCCATAATTCTTCCTTAATCTGCCCAGACGTAGCGCACTGTCCACGTTCCAGTTAATTTTTCCAATGATCTTGCGTAAATGGTAAATCCTGTGCCCGCAACTGGTGTGCCACAACTTAATGAAGCAAATGTTTCAAAATACTTGTGATCATCGGCAGTATGATCCACTGAAGTATCATCCGCCATGACAAACGCTTCTGCCTTACTTGTAGCAGAAATAGTTGTCAATCCAGTAACTGCAACATTCGCCTCATTAGATCCTGGATGTGAACCAAAACTGATTGTAGTATTACCAGTGCCTGTAGCCATTTATTTTTACGTTAGTGTAGTTGAATATGTAACGTTCAAAGTATCACCTGAGGATACAGATTTTGACACTGCAAATAGACCCGCGCTGTAAAGAATAGCGCCAGATGTCGCTGTATCTCCTACAACTCCCAAGTTGCTAACTGCACCAACGATAAGGTTAATTGCAACTCCAGTTACAGTTCCGGTACCAATAATAGATGCTGAAACTGCTGCTGATGTTTGTTTAACACCACCAGATGCTGATGAGAATGATGGTGTTCCTCGAGCCGCAATGATACCTGATCCAAGTTCTGTAAATCCACCATGTGATGCGTAAGTATCACCAACGAGTGGAGTTCCAGATGTTATGTATGACATACGAACGTTGACGGCGGTAGCAGGTCCAGCTAGTCCATGATCCAACAAATGATTTTTACCTTGAGTTGTTACCAAATTGTCAAACTCTTCAACCCACTTTAGATTACCTTTTGAATCAAAGCATTCTGCGCGATATCTTCCGATTGCTTCCATGACATCTGAATGTCCACTACCGCGAACTACTCCTACGCCAATGATGTCTTGTGTTTTTGCTAAATTCATGCTAGAACTCCTGTGATTGTTATTAGGATTGTTTACCTATTTATCTATTTATATTTTTATGAATAAGAGTATGAGAGTCTATTGTCCCAAGTCTTGTTGAAATCAGCCGAACCATTTGCCCAAAGAATGTTGTAGTCTGTGCCAATCTGCTCAACTCGCTTGATGCGCCAAGTTCCAGCAGATGTAGCTGTCCCTGGCAATGCTTCGCCAATGTAAGTGTAGTTGCCACTGACATCAATGAGTTTGTTGTATTGCACTTCTACTCCTGTTTGTATGCTATTTATGAATGCAACTAGGTCTCTTGCGACGAACTTCTTTTTCGTTGCATCAAAGATCAATACAGAATTGTTTGCTGTAGCAGATAACTGTTGAAACTCAACGTCATCATTGTCAAGAAGATTGACGGAACCACCGCCAGATGATCCACCGCCACCAAGTGTATTGATTGCAAGATTGACTTTGTTGATCAGTGCAGTCTGAAGTTTCTTGTAATGATCACTGACTTGATCTAGGAAAGGTTTAATCTCAGGAGTCTTACCGTCTTTGCCGTCGCGCCCATCTTGACCTTTTGGACCTACTGCGCCGGTGTCGCCCTTCTGCCCAGGTAGCCCAGCAGGACCCATAGGACCCACATCACCTTTGTCTCCCTTGTCACCTTTTGGACCTTGCTTGCCTGGTGCACCGTCTTTACCGTCTTTGCCGTCTATGCCATCTCGCCCATCTTTACCGTTAATGCCATCTCTGCCCGCTGGACCTTGAAGCCCTTGTGGACCTTGAAGACCCTGAGGACCCTGTTCACCTTGATCGCCTTTTTCGCCACGATCACCTTTGTCTCCCTTCTCTCCCTTTTCGCCTTGTGGTCCTTGAGCGCCTGTCTCTCCAATAGGACCCTGTGGTCCTTGTTTGCCTTGAATGCCAGGCTCACCCTTTTCTCCACGCTCTCCTTGTGGACCTTGAAGACCAGCTGGACCTTGTTCGCCCAAGTCTCCTTTCTGCCCAGGAAAACCTCGAGGTCCCATCTCTCCTTTGGGACCTTGAATGTACTCAACGATGACTTCCGTTGACTTGTTTTGAGTCTTTACTTCTTCAAGTTCACGCTTCAGTTTATCAAACTGCTTTTTCGTGTATGCAATTGAAGTCGCAATGCTCAAAGCATCGTCAACTAGATCACTTCTTTCTTTCATCTTCTGTTTCTTCGGTTAGTGTGTCAAAGAAACGAGACATGGATTTAGCAAGTTCCGTTTGATCTCTATCGTCAAAGAACTCTTCTTTCTTGATGACGATCTGAGTTGGTGCTGGAGGTGGTGGCGCTGGAGGTGGCTCATTAGCCATTGCATCCATCTCAGCTTCAGCTTGCTCAAGAGGCAACTCTTCTTCCATTTCTTTGTCCATTTGCTCAAGATCATCTTCAGTGAAACGAAGAATCTTAGTGCGAACGTACTTACGAGAAACATACTTGCCGACGAACTGATCAAGATCACCAAGAATAGCCATGCGTTCTTTGAGAAGTTCAGCTTCTTTCATTTCAGTGAAGTGAACATCAGACTGATATGTATAGCTGATCTCTTCCTTCAACTGTTGCCATTCTTGACGGGTACAAACACCCTTCAACAACAATTGTGTCTCTAGAAGTCTGTCAAACAGATGTGAGAATCTTAGGCGAAGTCTTGCAATGAACTTAGAGAACTTCAACTCATCGCGAGTGATCTCAGATGCGCGCCCAAGAGAGAATCCAGTGTCCGACTTCAGTCTTGAGATTGGCACATTGAGTGACTTGTAAAACTTCTCTTGGAAGTATTGAACGTCTTCAATCTGCCCTAGATTCTGCCCACCAGGAAGTGTAGTGATCTCTGTGCCTTTACCACCTTCGCGGCGTGGCAACCAGAAGTCTTCAAGCATTGTCTGGAATCTACGATCATCGCGAATCTCACCAGTCTGCGCATCGTAGACTAGCTTGTTCTTGTACTTCTGCATGATCTCACGAAGATACTGTTCCGCTTTGATCTTTGGCAAGTTACCAACGTCAATGTAGAAAATTCTACGCTCAGGTGCGCGTGAGATGCGATAGATGACTGTAGCATCCTCTAGCATACGCAACTGATTCAATGGCTTGATCGCTTTGTGTAGATGAGATATGATGACTTTACCATCTTTATCAGACACACCAGAGTGAACATAGCAGATGGAATCTGTTGAAATCTTCAAGCCCTGATTTGCATCTTTAGCAAAGCCCTTCTCAGAGAAGACATAGTATTCAACTGGCTTCTTGATTGCAGGTTCAGCTTGAACTAGATTCAACTTGTCTTTCTGCAACTCACGCACTTTGCGAATCTTGCGTGGATCGATATAACGAAGTTCTTTCAATCCTTCTCTAGGATTCTTCTCGTTGATCAACATGTGATAGTAGAGTTTGCCATCAACGTACCAACGACGGAAGATGTCATATCCCTGATTGTTGAAGTCCAGCAACTTCATCACATGCTCATACTCATCCTTGATCTTCTTCTTGATAGACTCAGGTTGTTGAAGTTTCTCTAGATTGATCTGGACAGGATACTCATTGTCTTGGAATACGATTGCTTCATTTACGATATCGTCAATTGCAGCATCACACTCTGGCTGGATTGCCATCTCGCGATACTTCTTGATTAGATCAGCATCATTACGAATCTGCCCTTCAAGATCGATGTATGTTCCATAGATTCCACCGCCCATGATAGAAACTGATCCATCATCTTCTGTGGGTGGAACAAAAGACTTGAGATTGTCTTTTTCAGGATCGTCTTTGCCAATCTTGTAGCCAAAGAGTGTTATTGCCATAGGTTATCCTTATGATGAAAAAAAGGGGCTGTAATAGCCCCTTTTTGAAAACTATTACGCAACTATTTAGTCGTTGCGAAAAGTTCTATCAAGACTCTGTTAGATCCAAATACTGGAACGTTACAGTGAATTCTTCAACGGCATCTGCTGAATCATATGAAACATCGATCTGAGATACATCTGTTGGGAATGCACTGTTCAGCTTGTATGTTCTAGAGATAGTGTTATTGTCCTTTAGGTGTTCAACTGTGATACTAGTATCAGAGTCAATACCAGAACCGGCTCTTAGAGTAGCTGTAGTGAAGTCTAGAGACTTGATGTAATTCATCCATGTCTCGAAACCAGTACGAATTCCCATTGTAGGATCAACAATGAATGTTGCTGTCCACTCTGCGAATGTTCTATCTCCAGGAACTTTTACTGTACGCCCTCTGAAAGGAACTGCAATTTGCCCGATTGTGAAACCAGGAATTGCTGCTGCTTTGCAAAGGATTGTTGCGTTTGTAAGAGTTACGCCTGTTGGTACTGTACCGAAAGAAACGTTGAACTGGTTGGCTCTTGAGCCACCCTTCATTGCTTTTCTGAAATCTGAAATACTGAATGCCATTTTGTTTTCTCCCTATAGATTAGGCTACTGTGTAGTAGTCATAAACCCAAGTTACAGTGAACTCTTCAACGGCATCTGTTGTATCGTATGACAAGTCAATAGTTGAAATGTCTGTTACGAATGCATTTTTCAGAGAGTAAGTTCTTAGTGCAGATCCCGCTTGATCCAATTGTTCAACTGTGATAGTTGTCAATGCGACATCTTCGCGAGTGCCTGTACCAACTGTTCCTCCAGAAGACTCAAAAGCAACGAATTGCTTCTGATATGCTTCGATTGCTTTTCTTGCAGTGAAGTCTCTATCATTAACTACAGTGACAGTCCAGTCTGCGAAAGTTCTGTCACCTGTCAACTTTAGTCTACGACCAGCTATGTTTGGAACTTCAATTAGACCAACAGTTGATCCTGGTAGCCCAGCAGACTTGCATAAAAATGACAAGTCTGATGTTGCAGTTCCAACCAAACCGCCCGCGAACGAGACTCTGAAAAGGTTGGGGCGAACCCCAACCCCAACAGCAGCTTTAATTTGACTGATTGTTGCGATTGCCATTTATTTCTCCTTATTTTTTGGTATGATCAATTTGATACTATTTATATCAAATTATCCACCGATTGTGGAGAATGCTGATGCTCCTGCTACAGAAACAAAGTTCAACTGGATGAAGTTGATTGATGACACTGGGCGAATGTAGATATCTGCTACAAACTCATTTGCATTTACAACATCTTCAGGATTGTTTGTTGCATCGCAAACAACTGCAAATTGTGTCATACCTCTTTGTGCTTGAACACTACGTAGATATGGTTCAACTGTGTCAACAAAGCCTGCGCGTGTTGCGTCATCATTCTGATCAAATAGAAGATTGTTTGCCAATCCACCAATTGACTTTTCTAGTTGAATGAACAAACGACGAACGTTGATTCTGCTGAATGATCCAACTGTTGAAGAGAATGTCTTGTCACCAAACAAGATTGTTCCGCGTCCAGTTTGTGTGATAACTGGATTGAT